AAATATCGTGAGATGGCGATGCATCCAGAAGTGGATAGCGCCATTGAAGATATTGTCCACGAAGCTATCGTAGCAGATCAAAACGATACTCCTGTACAGATCAACTTAGACAATCTGGAAGTTTCAGATTCTGTCAAAGGTATGGTCCGTCAGGAGTTTGAATATATTAGAAACCTTTTTGGTTTCGATATGAAAGCGCACGAGATGTTCCGTCGCTGGTACATCGATGGTCGCATGTATTATCATAAGGTCATTGATCTCAATGCACCTGAAAAAGGTATCCTTGAACTGCGCTACATTGATCCACATAAGATCAAGAAAGTAAGGCAGATCAACAAACCCAAAACTGCGGACGAGTTTATGAAGTATGACTTCGGTAAATCCGAAGAGTATTTCATCTACAATCCAAAGGGTCTGAACAATACTTCCGCAAACAGCGGTATCAAGATTGCAAAAGATGCAATCACATATGTCACTTCTGGCATCATGGATACCAATAGGAATATCGTTCTTTCCTACCTGCACAAAGCAATCAAAGTTCTCAATCAACTTCGCATGATTGAGGATAGTCTGGTTATCTATAGAATCTCTCGTGCTCCTGAGCGCAGAATTTTCTATATCGATGTCGGTAACTTACCCAAGGTAAAAGCGGAACAATACCTCAGAGAGGTGATGGGTCGTTATCGTAACAAACTTGTATACGATGCTGCAACGGGTGAGATCCGTGATGATCGTAAGTACATGTCCATGATGGAAGACTTCTGGCTTCCTAGACGTGAAGGCGGTCGTGGCACGGAGATTACCACGCTCCCAGGTGGTCAAAACCTCGGAGAGCTTACAGATGTGCAATATTTCCAAACAAAACTTTACAAAGCGTTAAATGTTCCCGCAGGTAGACTTGATTCTACCACCTCTTTTAATCTTGGACGTTCATCTGAGATCACTAGAGACGAGTTAAAGTTTACAAAATTTGTTGGAAAACTTCGCAAGAAGTTCAGCGATATCTTCCAAGATACTCTCAAGACGCAATTGATCCTCAAAGGTGTCATTGCTCCTGAGGATTGGGAGGATATGAAGGAGCATATCCAGTACGATTATCTGTACGACAATCATTTCACGGAACTCAAGAACCTTGAGATGATGAATGAGAAGTTACAGATCCTCGCACAGATGGATCCTTACGTTGGCAAGTATTTCTCTACTGATTATATCCGCAAGGAGATCCTCGGTCAAACCGAGAAACAGATGGAAGAGATCGACGCGGAGATGGCAGGTGACATCAAAGCTGGTATGGTCATTGATCCACTTGATCAGGTTGCTGCTGATCAATCAAACCTGGATCGTGAACAGCAAAGCGCGGATTTAGACCTAGATATGAAGAAGGTCCAGATCCAGCAGGCGAAGAATCCCGCGCCTCAAAATGGCAACGGTAATAAATAAATTACAGACATCTTAACATTATGGATACACAAGAACGAGAAATCGTTGATTTGCTTTGGGATAATGATCAAGCAGATGCGCTTGGTAAACTCAAAGACATGTTACAAGTAAAAGCTGCTATGGCAGTTGATGCTTCCAAACAAGATGTTGCCGCGAGGATGTTCCCTCACGTTCCTACCGAAGGAGAACCTGAAGTAGAAACGGAAGAAGAACCAACAGCGGAGACCGACACTGAAGTAACTGATCAAGAGGAAACAGATGAAACTGATCACGGAACAGATTGAAGATATTGAGATTCTAACTGAGGAATCTGAAGGTAAGAAAAATACTTACATCAAAGGTATCTTCCTTCAAACTGAGATCACCAACCGCAACGGTCGTATGTACAAGTACGATACTATGTCGCGTGAGGTAGACAAGTACAATGAGGAGTTCGTCAAGCGCGGACGTGCACTCGGAGAACTTGGTCATCCTGATGGTCCAACTATCAACCTTGATCGTGTGTCACACAAGATTGTTGAGCTGATCCCTGAAGGTGCAAACTTCATCGGAAAAGCAAAACTTCTTGAGACCCCTATGGGTAAGATCGCAAAGAACTTACTTGAGGAAGGGGTACAACTCGGTGTATCTTCCAGAGGATTAGGTTCAATCAAAAAAGAAGGAACCACTTCGGTTGTTGCCGATGACTTCATTCTTGCTACTGCTGCAGATATCGTAGCAGATCCTTCCGCACCCGATGCTTTTGTTGAGGGTATCTACGAAGGTAGAGAGTGGGTCATGGAAAACAATCGCTTCAAAGAAGTGCACATTGAGCAAATCAAGCAAGCGCTTGATACCGCACCCTCTCGTGAGGAACTGATGGAAAGAAAAGTCCGCGCATTTGACTTCTTCCTCAGAAATTTGTGATTTATAAATAAATAATAGTAATTAAACGCAGTCTAATTATCCCGTAGGAGTTACTAATGTCTACTATTGATGAAAAATTTTCTAAATTAATCGCAGAAAACACTGCGGTTGAGGAAGAAGTTGTTGAGGAAGAAGCTGCCACTGGCGATGCTGCCATCAAGAAAGGCGCAGTTCCTCCTCAGAAGTCCGATCTGAAAAATGACGGCACCGAAGTTGCAAGCAACAGCAAAGAGAAGCCTGAAGGCACCGAGAACCCTGGTGCTAAAGCCGCTGCTCCTGTTGGCGCAACAAAAGATTCCACCCTGAAAACCAAACCTAGCGGTGCTTCCTCCGCTATGCCAGGTGCTCTGTCTGCTAAGATCTTCGACGAAGTAGAGACAGAAGGAGAGGTGGTAGCAGAAGAAGACATCGCTGCAGTTCTTGCTGGCGCTGATCTTTCCGAAGAATTCCAAGAGAAAGCAAAGACCGTTTTTGAAGCTGCTGTTGCAGTGAAAGTTCAAGAACAGATTGCTAGTATCAAGGAATCGACCGAAGCAAAACTCACTGAAGAGATTGAATCTATCAAAGAAGAGTTTGCTGGTCGTGTAGAGAACTTCCTGAACTACGCATGTGAGGAATGGATGTCGGAGAACGAACTTGCCATCGAGCAAGGTCTCCGCGCCGAAGTCACTGAGGCGTTCATGGCAGGTCTCAAAGACTTGTTCATCGAAAGCAACATCAACGTCCCAACAGAGCAACTGGACGTTGTGGCTGACATGAGCGAAAAACTTGATGAAATGGAGACCCGACTCAACGAACAGGTTGAGAAGAACATCCAACTGCATGAGAGAGTTAGCACTTTTAATAGAAATGAGATTTTGAATGAACTGTCCCGTGGTCTTGCTGAGACCCAGAAGGACAAGTTCACCTCCCTCGCAGAAGCAGTTGAGTTCAAGACCGAAGAGTCGTATCGTGAAAAGTTGGTTCAAATCAAAGAATCCTATTTTGGTACTCCCAAGGTAGAGGTTGCGGAAGAAATTTCGACAGACGAACCTGCAAAAGTTGAAGCAATTAGCGAATCTATGTCGCAATATATTGCAGCACTCGCTAAAAAGCTCTGATACTGTACACCACTCAAAAATCTTTTAAGGAGAAATCGCATGTTTAATGCAGAAAACCTCCAGGAAAAGTGGTCCCCAGTCTTAAACCATGATGGTCTTCCTGAAATCAAGGACAACTATCGTAAGGCTGTTACCGCAATCCTCCTGGAAAACCAAGAGAAAGCACTCCGCGAGGAGCGTGCAGTTCTCACCGAGGCACCAACCAACGTTGGTCCTATCAACACCCAAACCACTGGTTCTGGCGCAGTTGCTGGTTTCGACCCAATTCTGATCTCCCTGATCAGACGCGCAATGCCTAAGCTGATTGCTTATGATATTGCTGGTGTCCAACCAATGAACGGTCCTACTGGACTGATCTTCGCAATGCGTTCCCGTTACACCAACCAGTCTGGTAACGAAGCATTCTTCAATGAGCCTGACGCTCAGTTCTCTGGTACCGACGGTGCTACACCTCCTACTGCTACCACTGAGAACAACCCTGCGCTCATTAACGACGCAACTGGCGGTGGCACAACTGAGGGCAACTATGACCTCGCAAGCAGCAAGTTCAGCACTTCCGAGATGGAAGCACTGGG